GTTACACGTTCCGCGAATGTTATCCTATAGAGACACTCAGAAAAAGAGCCATAAGAGACCCCCTAAGAGCCTCTAGGGGTCTCTATANGGGTCTCTCTCTCTATATATANTATATAGATAAGATATATAACAATTTAAGATAGACAATTAGTCANACTTTTCAGGTACTTANCTCAAAACATGTAATTTATCTATTGGATAAGATAAGATAACATTAATGCCGGTTGTTTTTGGTATTGACATGTAACTTATGTTATTAGAATGTTGCATAACAAAGCACAGAAGGAGCTTCGCGTTGAAAATAGAAAGCGGGATTGATTACCCTGCCGCGTCTCACGGATCATCCATTTATACCATCAGGATGATGAAGGTCGGGGATAGCGTCGTGTTCACGGATAGAAAAAAGCTTGCGTCCTTCAGGGTGCAAACATGCGTTCACATGCGGGGGACGGACAAGAAATTTTCGTCAAAGAAGACTGGGGAAAATGAGTGGCGCGTCTGGCGCCTCGCGTAGCACAAACCACTTGCCAAGCGTGCCCACAGTGTGCAGGATGGTGAGCAGATCATGGGCCACAACAGGAGAGCAAATGTCACTCGCAGAATACAGGGCGTTCATCGCAGCACGAGAACCCGCGCACCAAATGCGCGGCTTCAAAGGAACCAACATCAACGACAACGCCAAAACACACCAATCCGCAGTCATCAACTTTGCACTCTCTCGCGGCAAGTCAGCCGCTTTCCTTGATACCGGCCTCGGAAAATCATTCATCGAACTCGAATTCGCACGCCAATGCGCCGATGAAACCCGCAAGCCGTCCATCATCCTGACACCGCTCGCAGTCGCTGGCCAGATGGTCCGCGAAGGCCAGAAATTCGGCATCGACGCGCGCCAGATCCGCGAACAATCCGACGTCGGGCAAGGCGTCATGGTCGCAAACTACGAACGGCTTGCAAAGCTTGATCCATCATCGTTCGGCGCAATCATCCTAGACGAAAGTAGCATCCTCAAAAGCTACGCCAGCAAAACCCGCGCCATGCTGACCGATGCATTCAAGGATACACCCTACAAGCTGGCAGCAACCGCAACCCCAAGCCCAAACGATCACACCGAACTCGGAAACCATGCCGAATTCCTTGACGTGATGCGCCAGCAAGAAATGCTCTCGAAATGGTTCATCAACGACACATCAACAGCATCCCAAGAATGGCGATTGAAATGCCACGCGCAACAAGACTTCTGGCGGTTCGTCGCGTCATGGGCACGTTGCGCAACGCTCCCATCCGACCTCGGCGGCGATGATACCGGATACGTCCTGCCAGCCATTGATCGGCGCGTTCACATCGTAGAAGCCGACCGCATGGCCAACGTCGCACAAGGCATGCTGTTCCGCATCCCGGAAATGTCCGCCACCAGCTTCCACGAAGAAAAGCGACTGACCATCAAGCAACGATGCGAACGTTCCGCCGAACTGGCAAACCACGATGCGCCAGTAACCGTATGGTGCGAAACAGACGAAGAAAGCTCCATGCTGACAAAGATGATCCGCGATGCCGTCGAGGTCAAAGGATCACTTGATGCCGACGAAAAAGAGCGGCGCCTGCTCGGGTTCGCAGATGGACAATATCGCGCCATCGTCACAAAACCAAAGCTTGCAGGCTTCGGCGTGAACTGGCAACATTGCTCACATGCCGTGTTCGCATCCATCAGCTTCTCATACGAACAGCACTACCAAGCCGTGCGCAGATCATACCGTTTCGGGCAATCCGGCGTTGTCCGCAACGACATCGTGCTTTCCGACACCGAATCAGCAATCTGGGATGCAATCGGCGTAAAGTCAGGCAAACATGACGAAATGAAACGCCGCATGGCAGATGCCATGCGATCAGCGCAAACCGAAGGCACGACGCGGGTAAAATACAACCGCCCGCTCGATCTTGCCTTCCCCAACTGGATCAAGAGCGAATGAAAATGTCAAAACAACCAGAATATCAAGGCGCAGGATGGGCAATCCACAACAGCGATTGCATCGAAGGCATGCACGCCATGCCAGAAAACAGTGTGGATTGCGTCGTGTTCTCTCCGCCGTTCGGTGATCTGTTCGTTTACTCAGACAGCGAACGCGACCTCGGAAACGCCGGAACCGGGCAGAACTTCATCAACCAATACAAGTTTTTCTGCGATGCCCTAACACGCGTCATGAAGCCGGGCCGCATGGCATGCGTTCATTGCACCGACCTGCCCATGCGCAAAGGCCGCGACGGCGCTATCGGCCTGCAAGACTTCTCAGGCGATCTGATCAAAGCACATACCGCATCCGGGCTAATCTATCATGGCCGCGTGACGATCTGGAAAGACCCAGTGGTCGAGATGCAGCGCACAAAGGCGCTGGGCCTGCTCTACAAGCAGATCCGCAAAGACAGCGCCATGAACCGCGTTGGCATGCCTGACTACATGCTGTTTTTCCGCAAAGACGGAGACAACCCAGACCGCATCGAACATTGCGCGCCGATGCATGTGCCGACAAAGGAGATTGTCGGGTGGGAAGACGGTGACATGGATGTATTGCTATATGGACGCAAAGATTATGTTGATGGAACACAAAAGCCTGATGATGGGCGCAACTGGCAACCTGTATACAAAGATGTTCGCGTTGGTTCTCCGGAAGCTGTGAAGATCGCCCGCAAATGGCTTGCAGAAATGCATCGCAACGGACTTGCATCCGCCGTGCCAGACGACGCCATGATTGCCGAACTGATCAAACACGCAGAATTCGACGTCTACGAATGGCAAAAACTCGCATCGCCAGTCTGGATGAACATCCAGCAAGGCAACGTCCTGAACCGCATGAAGGGCGATGGCGACGAACGCCACGTATGCCCGCTGCAACTGGACACCATCGAAAAATGCCTGCGGCTCTACAGCAAGCCCGGAGATGTGGTCATGGACCCATTCAATGGCATCGGCAGCACAGGATACCAAGCCGTCAAAATGTTCCGCCGATATCTCGGGTTTGAACTGAAACCAGAATACGCCAAGCAAGCCGGGCGCAATCTCGCAGAAGCCGAACGTTCCGTAGGAGACCTTTTCGCAGCATGACCGACATCGCAGCAATCGCCGCACGATACGGCACCGAAGTACACCCAAACGCAACATACACAATCTGCCCGCCACGCGCATTCACCAGCCTAGAACCACCATCACCGCGCGAACAACTCGCAGCTTGGTATCGCAACCGAGCACGCGCAGACCGCCTCGCCGCAGCCGACCGCCGCGAAGGNCGCGTCAGCGANCCCAAAGACCGCCTNATGATCGAACTAGCCNTNACCGGNCANAGCCTGCACCAGATCGCCGTNGACGAACGCATNGCCCTGTCAAAAACCACCGTCCGCGAACGCCTGGCCAAACACGGCTATTCATCNTCCCANGCTCAACCATCCAACTTCACACGAGGAACAAAATGAACATCCATCCCGCCACACTTCGCCGCGTGTTCTGGCACCGCACCCGCCGCACATTCGTCCCACTGACCGGCCCCGAATTTACCCGCCGCATTGGATATACCCCGGTTGAGAGCCAAAAGGCCCTTACCGAACTGGTGCAACACGGCATGGTCAAAGGCGCCGAAACCCGCAANTCAAAAGACCGGGTTTACGAGATCAGCCCCAAAGGCCTGCAATTCGTCGGGGCGCAGCCGTGATCCGCGATATTCTCCGCGACCTCGGCCTTGCCGTCCCATCAGCACCCGGCGTCTATCGCACCACATGCCCGGCATGCAGCTCGACACGGCGCAAGGCATCTGAGCGCTGCGTCAAGGTCGAGGTTACACACCAGCAGGTCAAAGCGTGGTGTCACCATTGCCAAACCTCTCAATTTGAGGAAGTCTGGCATTAACGAAACAGCCAAGCGGAAAAGTGGCGGGGTGGTCGCAAAATAATGGCATTTAGGCCCCAAACATCCGCAGCGCAGGCTTGGTCTAGGCGACCTAACTCGCCAAGTGACTGCGCAACCATGATCGGAGAAACAAATGATTGCAGACCCCTTCGCCAGATGGATGGCTCTGGCATTCCCGTGGATAACCCCAGAGGGAACAGACTGGCCTAAACTGCGCGCGGCGTGGGATGCCGGTCGCCACGGGAAAGAACATCCGCGACCTGACCCGGGCACCCGCGCTGCATGGCGTGCAGGCTTTGACGCCGCCCAAAGCGTGACACAGGACGCAAAATTTGATACAATCCCTGACCATCGGGCAGATGGCGGTCATGCGGACAGTGCCGGGACTGCATAGGCCCAAACCCCGCAAGCCGGGCAAGGCGCTTTATCCACACGCCAAGGCCCGGCAACCACACAGGACCGAGATGAAAGACAAGCCCTTAACGCCAAAGCAGGAAGCCTTTGCAATGGCATATGTGGAAACTGGAAACGCCGCAGAGGCATACCGCCGGTCCTACAATGTCAGGGCCGAAACTCAGAACGCAAGCATATGGGTCGCAGCTTCGCGCCTGATGAGTGACCCCAAGGTGTTGCTAAGGGTTGCAGAATTGCAAAAGCAGGCGGCAGAGTTGTGCCTGTTCACCGTTAAGGACGCATTCGAGGAATACGAGGCAGCGCGGAAACTGGCCATGTCAGAAGGCGTTGCTAACGCCAGCGCGGCGGTTGCAGCAGTAAAGGGCAAGGTCGCATTGTTTGGCCTTGAAGCCCCGGCCAAGTCAAAGGTTGATCACACGTCCAGCGACGGCAGCATGTCACCGACGCGGATCGTGATCGAAGCCGCAGATGACGACGGCAAGGCTTAAGCTCCCGAAGCGGCTGATCCCCGTATTCTCCAAGCCCAGAGGCGCGGTGCAATACAGGGCTATCTTCGGTGGCCGAGGTTCGGGCAAGTCATACACCGCAGCACTCATGGCCGCAGTATGGGGCTATGCCGAACCGCTGCGCATCCTTTGCACACGCGAGTTTCAGGCCAGCATCCGTGAAAGCATGTTTGCCGAAATCAAAGCCGCCATAGGATCGCACCAATGGCTTCAAGACCATTACGACGTCGGAACCGATTACATTCGCGGCAAGAACGGAACCGAATTCATCTTTCGCGGCCTTCGCCGAAACGAGCAATCCATCAAGTCTCTTGCCAAGATCGACCTGACCATCGTTGAAGAAGCTGAGGATATCCCCGAAAACTCATGGCTTGCGCTTGAGGCCACGATTTTTCGCCAGCCCAAATCGGAACTCTGGGCGATCTGGAATCCGCGCGAAGAAAACAGCCCGGTGGACAAGCGGTTTCGCAAGTCCCCTCCGGCCAACGCGATCATCTCCCAGATCAACTATGACGCAAACCCGTTCTTCCCCGCCGGTCTGGAAACCTTGCGCCAGCGGGAACAGCAGCGCCTTGACCCATCAACCTACGCCCATGTTTGGCAAGGCGCATATCTGCAAAACAGCCATTCCCAAGTCTTTTACGGCAAGGTGCATGTCGAGGCATTCGAGCCGGGGCAGGGATGGGATGGACCTTACTACGGAGGCGACTTTGGCTTTTCACAAGACCCGACAGCCGCAGTTGAAGTCTGGATCCGCGCGCCAGATATCTACGTTCGCCGCGAGATGTTCCGCACGGGGCTGGAACTGGATGACACGTCGGCGGCAGTTAAGAGCGCGATGCCAGGCTTTGAACGGCAAGTAAGCCGATGGGACAACGCCCGGCCTGAAAGCATCTCGCACCTTAAGCGACACGGCTTGCCGCGCGCTGAAGCGGTTGATAAGTGGCCCGGTAGCGTCGAGGATGGCATCTCTTTTCTGCGAAGTCATGCGCGAATTGTAATCCACCCGGAATGTGCTAACATGCAGCGCGAGGCGCGGCTTTACTCATACAAGGTCAATGATGCTGGCGATCCGACCACCAAGATCGTTGATGCTCATAACCACGGATGGGACGCCGTGCGTTATGCCGTCGCGCCTCTTGTGAGGCGTCAGGAAAAACCGACCGGCTGGATGCTGACAAGGGCGAACAGATGACCATGATCAACCGAACGCTTGGCCGCATGTTTCCGGGGTTTTTCTCGACCAACGCTAAGCACGACCATTACCGCGACTTCGGATGGCCGGATCATCTGCAATTCCCCAACTTCTACCGTATGTATACTCGGAACGGGCTTGCAGCGGCTGCGGTTGACAAGACGGCTGCAAAGACTTGGGAAAGCTTCCCGTTCGTATGGGAAGCCAAACAGCCCGCCGAAAGCCAGTCAGAGGAAGACATTCGGCGGCGTTTCGCCAAGCTGCGCCTGTGGCAGATGATGGCCGAAACCGACAAGCGGTCAATGGTCGGCAAGTATGCTGGCCTGATCCTGCGCCTGCGCGACAGCAAGACATTCGACCAGCCGGTTGATATCGTTCCCGGTGGTCTGGACGGCATCGCCGAGGTTATCCCCGCATGGGAAAGCCAACTGACCGTTGCGACATGGGACACGAACCCGATTTCGGAAAACTACGGCAAGCCGACGATGTATCTGTTCAGCGAGGCGGCGGTTGACGAAAGCACGCAGCCGCGTTCGTTCTCCGTCCATCCCGACCGGGTGCTGATCTTTTCCGATGACGGATCGGTCAACGGTCGGTCAATCCTTGAGCCGGGATATAACGACCTGATCGACGCTGAGAAGGTCAAAGGCGCTGGTGGCGAAGGGTTCTGGAAATCCAGCCGTGGCGCGCCGGTGATCGAAGCGCCCGAAGGCGTGACGCCTGCATCCGTGGCCGAGGGCATGGGCATCGGGCTTGCCGACCTTTCCGATGCAATCAACGATCAGATCGACAGCTTCCAACAGGGGTTTGACAAGGGTCTGTTGCTGGGTGGACTGACTGCCAAGCCGATGGTAATCAGCCTGCCGCTGCCTGAGCAATTCTTCAACGCCCCTGTGTCGTGCTTTGCCGCGTCAATTCAGATGCCGATTAAAATCCTGATCGGAAATCAGACCGGGGAACGCGCATCGACCGAGGATAGCCGGGAATGGGCAAAGACCTGCAACAGCCGCCGCGTGAACCGGATCGTGCCGATCATCATGGAGTTCATGGGCCGCCTGCAATCGTGGAGCATCATTCCCGAAGCGGATTGGCATGTGGAATGGTCTGACCTGACCGAAGCGACTGCATCGGACAAAATCACGCGTGCGGGGCTGATGGCAGACATCAACACCAAGACGCAGCCCGGCGATGAACCGGCATTCACGTCGGATGAAATCCGGGAAGCGGCGGGCTATATGCCCGTCCTAGACACAACCGCCAACGAATGATATGTTGCCGGAAAATTTGGGGCAGATGATGGCCAAACAAACGCGCGTCAACGTCAAGTCGGCTGTCAATTCGGCTCTTATCCGCCGCGAGCGGCGCAATGGCCGCGATGTAATCATTGTGCCTTCCGCGACCCTTCCCGATGACATCGTGATGAACCGGGTTCGTTATCCCGGCGCGGAAATCGAGAAGTCATATCGCAGCTTGAACAACACTCCTGCCCCGCTGGGGCATCCGTCGATTGAAGGCATGTTCGTGTCGGCATCTGACCCGCGTGGCATCGTTCGCGGTTTCGTCGGGGCTTGGAACGAGAACGCGCGTCGTGAGAATGGCCGCGTCTATCTCGACAAGGTGATCGACGTGGAGTTCGCCTCGCAGCTTGTCGGTGGCAAGGCTGTGCTGGAAGCTATTGAAAAGGGCCAGCCGATCCACACATCGACCGGCCTTTATGCCGTCATGACCCCTGCGCAAAACGATGCAGACGCGGATATGATGGCATCCGATATCGTATTTGACCATGACGCGATCCTGATCGGCGAGGATGGCGCGGCAACGCCTGAACAGGGCGTAGGTATGATGGTAAATGCAAAGACCCCAAGCGGTGAGACGGTTACGGTGATCAATTCATCGTTGTCGGAAAGCGCAGACGAGGCATTGGATTGGGCGGCGGGTGAAGTAGTCCGCGCGCTTGAGCGCCGCGAGAAAGTCGGCGTGCTGGAGCGGACGAAATCCGCAATCATGGAAGCCCTTGGGCTGTCTGAAAGAAAGGAAACGACAATGGCTGACGACAAGCAGCTTGACGCGCTTTCCGCCAAGGTTGACAGCCTGGCGGCGGCGGTTGCGAACGCTCTTACGGGTATCCAATCCCTGACCGATGCGCAGACCGCGATTGTGGCAAACCAACGTGCGGCGGAAGAAACCGAGCGCGTCGGTTTGGTTGACAAGATCGTCAAGGCAAACTTGATGGATGCTGACGCTGCGGGGGAACTGACGCTGAACGCGGCCCGCGCGCTGGCCAAGAAAGCTGAACCCGGCGTCGCAGCCGGTCTGCACAATGCGCTTGCGGCCCCTGCGAAGGGCGCAGGCTACAAGCTGCCGAAAGGGGATTGATCCATGGGTCGCTACTCGAAAATCCACCTTGGCCCCGCGCGGAAAAATGATCCGCAGGTGTTCGAGGCCGAAGCCGGGGCGGTGATCACTCCCGGATGCTTGGTGGTTCTGTCCACTGGTCGATTCGTTCTGGCCGGTGCAACCACCGTTGGCAAGGTATGGCTGGCGCAGGAAAACTACCTGTCGCAGAAGGCGGTTGACCAGACCTATGCGGCGTATGCGGCTGGTCCGCCTGTCGTTCGCGGTGACATCGTGCTTGGCTTGGAATTGCAGGAAGACTGCATCTATGCCGCGCGCATCGCCACCGGCGTGAACATCACGGCAGTCGGCACCGCGCTGACCCCTGCGGACAACGGCACTCTGGCGATTGCCAGCACTTCCGATCTGGTCGTGGCCTACAGCGACGAGGTGTATAACAATGACACCGGCGCATCGCAGCTGATCCGCATCCGGCCCGCCGGTTCGGCAAGCTATCTTTCCGCTGCATCGTAAGGAGGGCAACCTAGATGCGTTACTTTGATGAGGCATTGGTTGCCAACAGCCGCCCACACGCGGTGATGTGGAACCAAGTGCAAGCGCAGCGCGAGGCGTTCCACAACGCCGAAGAGGCCCTCGCGCCGCTGATGTCGCAGGCCATTGGCTTGCGCGTCAACCAAGCTGCCGTCCTGCCGCGCGATGCATGGCTGGAGATGGACACTATCACCAAGACGCTGATGCGTGGCGATGATGGTGACGCCTATATGGCTGACCTGATGCCTCTGGCGCGCGCCGTCAACATCGGCAAAATCCGGTTCGACTATCGGGTTTCGTCGGATGCTGGCACCGTTCGCCGGTCCATGTCGGGGCAGGTGCCGGACGTGATGGGCAAGACCGAATACGACTACCGTTCGGCCATTGTCCCGATCTTCAATACGTCCTATGGCCGGTCGTGGCGTGAGTGGAACTCGCTGCAAAGCGAAGGCTTTGACGCGATCATGGACGATCAGGAAAACCACGTCCACAACCTGCGGAAAAACATGGCGCAGTATGCCCTCGACGGGGATACCAACCTTGTATTCAACGGGACTGCGGGCTTTGGCATCCGCACTCATCCGCTGTCCAAGTCGATCAACTTGGGCACTGCGGTTGGTGGCGCGAACATCGACCTGTCGGCGACGGCAACGACTTCGGATGCGGTCATTGCATTCATCAACGGGCCGCTGGGCGCGTTGCTGGACGCCAATGAAGTCACCGCGCCTGTCAATCTCTACATCTCGCGTGACATTGCGCGGAATTGGGATCGGCAGTATTCCGGCGCGGCAGGCTTCAAGCAGGGCACCCTGCTGAATTGGGTTGAGGCCAACCGCCGGATCAACAAGGTGGCCGTCACGAACCATCTGACCGGCAACCAGTTCTTCGGCTTTGTGCCTGACCCGCAGGTGATCCGCCCGCTGATCGGCATGGCGGTCAACACGACTGCTATGGTCCGCACGAACCCGGTGGACGACTACAACTTCTTGGTGATGGGCGCGATGGGCATCGACATTCGCGGCGATTACAACAACAAGTCGGGCGTGTTCTACAGCGTGGTTGTGAACGCCTGATCTGTATAGGGCGGGCTGTAATGGCCCGTCCTTTCCCCATGAAAGGAACCCCCCATGAAAATCCGCATCACAAAAGACGGCTTGTTCGGGGCGGGTCCGATCAATATCGGTGCTGAGTTTGTCGTAAATGGGAAAGTCCCTGCCGGTTGGGCTGGGAAATATGAGATTGTATCTGATGATCCTGCACCGGAATCGGTGCCTGTGATCAACCCAGAAGCCCCGCGCCGTGGGCGCCCGCGCAAGGAAGCCTGATCATGGCTGGATATGGCGATGACGCAGGGTTCGCAACATGGCTCGCCGATAATGGCTTGAGCCTGCCCGTCGGATCGCCTGCGCCTGCGGTTCTGCGCAATCGTGGCAGCGCATATGTGGACGCCACCTATGGCCAGCGCCTGACATGCAGTTACCGAAGCAATGGGCCGACGCAGGAGCGTGCATGGCCGCGCGCCGGGCATCCTAACGTGCCGTCAGATGTAACGCCTCTGGCATGGGTTCAGGCGTCCTACAGGGCTGGTTACCTTATCGCCACATCCGGCAGCCTTTCGCAGTCGATCAGCGGCGAAGGCCGGGTGCAGCGCGAGAAGGTGGACGTGATCGAGCAATCGTTCTTCGACAACGGCCCGCTCAAACCGGGCGAGGCTGTCGGCACCATCGACACGGAGATTGACGGGATGGTTTCGCCGTTCCTGTGCAGTCTGAAATCGGTTCTGGGCATAAGGGCAATCGGGACATGACACAGCCATTTAGCGCATCCAGCGCAACCATTGACAGCCCCGCGCTTGGGGCCTTTGCTATCACTGCAAGCGACACGACCGACCTTGCAACGCATATCCGCGCGATCACAATCGGCACGACGGCTGGCACGGTTTCCTTCATCGGATGGGATGGCGTGACCTACACGACCGGCACCTTGCCGGTGGGGACGTATCAGCTGCTGGCAAAACGCATCCGGGCGACCGGCACCACGGCTGTCGGGCTGACGGGCTGGGTATGACCATCTATGACCGCGCCCGCGCTACGGCTAACAGGCTGCTAGATCCTGCCAAGTTCGGCGCGGGCACGATCACGCTTATTCGCAAGTCGATCACGCCTGCGGTCAATAGCTGGGAAGACCCGACGATCACGACCACGACTGAGGCGTTGAAGGCGCAGGCGTTCGGCGTATCACAAGAGCTTGTCGGGCTGCCCGCGCAAGAGCCTGAGAATGGCGTTGTGCTGGCGACCGACAAGATGGTCATTGCGGCGGTTCCGGTCATGGGCTACCGGCCAGGTGATCTTCTGTCGATTGACGGGGCGCCAGTGACCATTATCTCGGTCAAGAACATCCCCGGCGCTGGCACGGTATCGGCAATCAAGTTCGTTGTGCGGGGCGGGGCGGTTGCGGTTCTTCCGTCTGGCCCGTGGTCATTGGAGTTCTCGGAGGAGTTTGGCTGATGCCGACTAAACGCACGATCCAGCAACTCTATGACATGTTCGCGCCGGGGCAGCCTGACAACAGCATAACGCCAGACCGGGTGCAGGACCTGATATTGTCGCTCCGCCCGGGCTTTGGCCGCATCTCGATCACGACGGCGGTTGAAACAGCAATCACGACGCAGGGCGAATGGGTGAAGCTGGCAGGCGTGACGACGCTTGGCCCCGATGCGTTCACGTTCTCCATGCCGCAGAATGGGCGGCTGCAATGCGATTGCCCTATCCCATCTCGTATGGTCATTGACGGCGCAGTGAGCCTTCAAAATGGCAGTCAGACAACTTACGAAATCGCATTGGCCAAAAACGGCACGGTGATGGCGGAAACAGCGCAGCCTGTCCGGTTCGGGCCTAGCGGCGGGGTTGTCGAGGTTGTGGGCTTTGCCGACTTTGTGCAGGCGCCCGGCGATTATATCGAGCTGTGGGTGCGCAACACCACCAGCACGGCAAGCATCACGGCGCTGGGCATGTATCTGCGCGCGATGACCTATGTGATGTAATGGCCCGGCCTGGACGCGACACGAGGCTGTTCTACGATCTGATCAGGCGGCTAGAGCCTGATCTGCGCAAGGCGTTTGAGGCGGCGGTTGCTGACCTTCGCGAAGGCGTGGACTTCCGCGCGCTGATTGCAGCCTTGCAGGCGGGGAACATCGAAGCGGCGGTGCTGGCCTTGAACATCGAGCCTGCCGCCTTCCAGCGATACGCAGCGGTCAAGACGGGAATGTTTGAAGCGGCTGGCGCGGCTACGGTTGCGTCGATCACTTTGCCGGGCATCGTGCAAACCGCGATCCGCTTTGACATGCGCAACCCCGGCGCTGAGCGGTGGATTGCATCCGAGGTCGGCACGCGCATCACGAACATCGTGCAAGAGCAAATCCAGACTGTGCGGGATACGATCCTGGCGGGCTATCAGCGCGGCGAAGGCCCGCAGACGATTGCGACCGACATCGCCGGGCGGGTGATCAATGGCACGCGGCAGGGCGGTGTCTTGGGGCTAGACGTGCCGAGGGCTGAGCGGCTGGAAAAGGTCCGCAACGGGATCAAGACGCCCGAAGGCGTGCGGTCGCTTGTGATCGAGGGCCGGGATGGCACGCTCAAGATGCGATACAAGGTGAACCCGGCCAGTGAAAAGGCGATCCTTGCGGCGTATCGCAAGGGCGAGGCTGTGCCTGCCAAGTCGCAGGAGCGCATCGTCACGCAGTATGGCAACCGGCTGTTGAAGGAACGGGGCGAGACGGTGGCGCGGGTCGAGACTGCGCAGTCGGTCATGTCTGCTAGGCGGCAGGCTTGGGACCAAGTCAACGTGCCGCCAGAGGCTATCGGGAAGCGCTGGGTTCACGGCGGTGGGGTAAAGGAGCAGCGCCCGCATCACGTCGCCATGTCGGGCACGATTGTTCGGGGCCGGGATACGCCTTTCATCTTCAGCAACGGCGCGACCTTGCAGATGGCGCATGATCCCGACGGCCCGGCGTCCGAGGTGATCCTGTGCGGGTGCAACACCGAGTTCTTTGTGTTGCCGGATTGGAGGCCGCCGGAGTGACGGGCTGGCAAGGCATAAACCCCGCCGAATGGTCGCAAGAGCAACAGGACAACCTGCTGAGGGTGTTCCAACAGGCATGCGTCCTGCTAGGCCGTGAGCTTGCTCGCACGCGAGATGACGGCGGGACCGCGCCGAAAGTCACCGGCAACATGGTCCGATCACTCTTGGCGCAGATCGGCACTTCTGTGAACGTGTCAGATGCCGCAAGCTTCGCCGGGTCAGACGTCGGGGCAACCGTGGCGCAAGCAATCCTTGGCGATACAGTCTATTTCGGGTATCAAGCCAACTATGCGCGGCGGCAGAACTACGGCTTTGTCGGCGCGGACGCGCTAGGCAGGGTATATAACCAGACCGGCGCCAACTTCGTTGAGCGGGCTGTCAATATGTGGCCGCAACTGGTCGATCAAGCCGTGAGGGATGTTCGGGGTGCCTGAAACCGACACGATGATCTGGATGGCGATCAAGGCCCGCGTCACCGAGGCGGCTGGCGCTTTGCATGTCGCATGGCCAAGTGAGGCATTCAGCCCGCCCGCCACATCTTCCGGCTTGCTACCATTCATCGCCGTTGGAGACGTTGCCACGTCGATCCGCGTTATGATCGACAGCGATGGGGATCTAGATCGCACTGGTATCGTGTCTCTAGCGTATGTAGCCCCTTTGGGGTATGCTCAGGAGTGGTATATCGAGAAGGCCGCCGCGCTTCTGCCGTTCTTTCGGCCAGATAGCTCGATGCGGTTTCAGTCGGTGTGCATCAAATGGGGGAATGGCTTGGCCGTTCCGAGGGTCGAACGAGGCTATCGGGACGACGGCTATTTCAGAACCCCGGTTCTAATCCCGTGGCGCTGTTCCGCCCGGTAGCAAAGGAGGCCAATGATGGCTTTGACAAAAGTGGCGGGCAGCAGGCTGTATATCGGCGGTCGGGTTGCATACAAATCGGTTGTGCAACTGTCCGACTTTAGCGGTCAGGTGTGGGTGCCAATCAGCAAGTGGACCCAGACCGGGGATATCGGCGCTGAGCAAGAGGCGATCACGCAAACGCTGATCGACCAGAACACGACCCTCTATGCCAAGGGCGTGATCAGCTTTCCCATCATGGAAAACGTGTTTGTGCCGGATGCTACCGATGCCGGGCAGATAGCGTTCAAGCTGGCGCAGATTTCGTGCAAGCCCTACGCCTTCAAGATCGAATGGGATGCAGCCTGCGGCGCGGAAAGCACCGTGACTATCAGCTCGGCAACGCCCGGCGTTGTCACTTGGAACGCGCATGGACTGGTTAACGGAACGCCAGTCACGTTCAGCACGACCGGATCGCTGCCGTCGCCTCTGGTGCCGGGCGTGACCTATTTCGTTGTGGGGGCTGCTACCAATAGCTTCAACGTCGAGGCAACCATCGGCGGCGGCGCGATTGACACGCTCACGGCGGGCACCGGCACGCACATCGCACGGGCGCAGACGCCTGGCGAAACTGACCTGTTCTATGGCTTGGCGATGCTTGGCAACAAGACTGGCGGGGACGCCTCGGCCACGCGGCTGATCAACTTCCCGATCCAGCCGATCTGCCGCCATATCGAAGTCTGAGACACCTGCGCAGGTGGGGCGGGTTCGGAGTGGTTCACCGGCCCGCCCATTTGAACCAGAACCAAAGGAATGAGCCATGTTTGAACTTGAGAGCGCATATCTGGACGTTGCCGCGATTGAAGAAGGCCGCTGGCAGGAGTTGGGGGCAGATTTTCCCGGCGTTGCTATCCTTGCGCGCGGCCTGACTGCGCACGGGGCAAAGAAATTGCGAAGCCATTTGCGTCGTGTGGCGCCGAAGTCTGATCGGCTTTCCAACGGTCAGCTTTCCGATGACGCTGAAGACCGCATCTTGAAGGTCACGATTGCGCGCGAGTGCGTTCTTGACTGGCGCGGCCTTGCATCGGCTGGGAAGCCATTGGCCTTTTCCAAGGAGACGCTTGAGGGGATCATGAACGAACCCCGGGCGCGCAAGATTGC